GGGAGCTCCGATCCTGGCATTGACCCTGCTACTGCCACATATCCAAACACCAGCTTGTTCCAGGCTACACTGTCAGTCATTCCTATCACGAAGTCCCGACCTGGGGCTACGTCTACAGGAAAGTCCTGCTGAAGCTGAAGAGCTGTCCTGCCTATAGCATTCAGAGACACCTGACCGAGCGGAAGATCCATTAATCCTTGAAACGTCCGAAGTGCTGGATACCTTACCGCCAACGTTGCCATAAGCTCAAAAGACCGCGTCACTTCTTCGCCGATACCTACTAATGAATTAATAGACGACAGGACCGACATGACGTCTAACTGATCGATCAATGCGGCGTAAGACACTATCAGCTCGGCTAAGTCATACTCATGAAATTGCGCTGGTCCAGTTCCGCAAATAGCTAAAGGAGTGTCGGCTGGAAGACCTGTTGTAGCCACCGGTCCAGAAATAGGTGAAAGCATCGACATAGCTAGAGCCGTGGCTGATGTCACTGGGTCACGCTCCGGCGATCGTCGCGGCAGCACCAAATCAAGGATGATCTCACCAGGAAGATACACCAAGGACGAAAAAGGTACATATTTAACCGAACCCTGAGCGCCGGTTAGAGGATGCGTAACATCCAACTCTATTGTGGTCGAAAAAGCTGGATAATCCGTCCATCCTAGCATCCAGATAATCAAATTCAACATCGGAGACCTTCCGTTCCTGAAGATCACTGGTGGCACATACTTAGCTCCACGTTTACGGTGGTCCGGAACGGAGCCGATGCACATATGAAACGCTACTTGTCCAGACGCTCCGCCTCGAAACGGAAACACTGAGGTTATCCCTCCAAACCCCTCTCCAAATGGGAGTGCTGCGTCATTGACGGTCAACGTCGAGTGGTTATTTTTGATGGCCGTATACGGGTCAAAAACCCCCCCCAGGCCATGCAGAGGCAACTGGTTATAATCAGCATTCCACGCCATGGTGTGTTTCAACAACATCAGCTTCATGACCCACGGATACATGTCCAATCCATATATACATTGCTGCGATCCCATGTCCATAGTATCATTGGCATTAAAGCCATTTATGG